GCTCTCTGCGATTCAGCACGTGACCAGGGGTAACACTGGGACTCATTATTCACAAGAACTGACCGATGAACATCTTTTAGAACGACTTGAGTTCGAGATGCAATTCGGCCATCACAATAGGATTGCGGGCTGTGGAGTACCACTAGTAGATCAGTATAAGTCACTCGGAGAGTGCATTGACTCAGAGTTGGGCTACATAGCCTTAGCGAAACTTGCCATGGATTTGTTGCGTGCTTTGCGCGACATTCCCCATGAAGAGGTGCGCAGGATGAACTACGAGCAGTTGATTGCCGTGGGTCTTGCTGCACTTGTCCAGATTATGATTAAGCAGGAACCTCACTCGAAGAGCAAATTCGCCGAGGAGAGGTACCGCGTCATCTCCAGAGTTGCGGCTCAAGTTGTCATGGTCGAGAGAGTACTCTACGGGAAAACTGTGGATGTCAATCTTGAGAAGTGGAACGAGCAGCCGGCCAAACCAGGGATGGGCTTAGACGACGCCTCAAATGTCAAATTGTGGGATTTTGTCGAAGCCAGACGCATTGTCAAGCCAGCCGAGAGTAACGATGTAGCTGCTTGGGATGGATCATGTCCAGAAGAGATACACGAAGCGAACACCCAAGTTTTGGTGAATGTTACGCACGCGTGGGGTCCCTGGGAGAACATGATTAGAAATCTCGAGTATCTCCTGCAGCATGCAGTATTCGTGCTTTCGAACGGCGAGATGTACGTTCTTTCGCGGTCCGGCGAAGAGCGCCCTATTTCAGGAGTGCTCACGCCGGGAGTTTGCAAACAATTGTCTGGACGTTTCCTTACAGCGTTCAATAACTCCAATATGAGGGGCTTAGTCAACTACACCGCCACAGATCTCGAACTACACGAAGAGGTCTTTGGTGCGTATATGGGAGACGATGCCGTTGTAGACGGAAATGTCAAGGATTACGCCAAGTTGGGCTTAGTGGTTACAGACCGCAGGCCTTCAGCGCGAGGCGAGCCATTTGATTTCTGTTCACACCTCTACGTTGGAGGACCCGTCGCGAT